TACTAATCTTATACACAAGAGGATTAGCATAATTTATTGTATAGGTATCGCTGAGGTAGCTACCTTCGTATACTCGAATCGGCTCGCTCTCATATATAAGATTTGATCCTGAAGGAGTTCTCTTTGTAATAACATAATTTTCAGTAGTGCTAAAGTTATAAGTGAAATCATCAACACGCGAAGTAAATGATGTTCCCTTTGGAATAACGATCGATCTCTTTGCCGTATCTGTCGAAGTAATTACCAGTTGAATGACAGCCGAAGATGATCGAAACGATCTCGGAAGATAGTTTAATTCTTTGGCATGAGAAATAACGCTGTCACGTAACTTCGCCGAATCAAGAAACATCTCGTTGCTGACCATGTTGAGATAGAACGCGTTCTGATAAGTGTTATATGAAAGCACGTCGAGAAGAACCGAAAGGTTGCTTCCGTCGAAGTCGTAATCTTTAAATCGATCTTGTGATTTCAGAAATGTCTTCAACGAGTCTTTATAGGAATCGAAGTCTAACTGTGTAAGGACTATACTGGAATTTGCTGCCATTATCTTACTCTATAAAGGGTGAGTTGAAGTGTCTGCGGATTAGCATTATTTATTATCTCATAATAGACTGATACTTCATAAGAATGCGCAAACTCATTTGATACTACTAAGACATCAATGATTCGAGCTCGCTGTTCGTATTTGGTAATCGAATCGAACACGGCATCTTTGATAAGATCTGAAGTCATCACAGAAATATCTTCGAATAAGAATCGACGAAGACCACCACCAAATTCTGGATTAAACAATCGTTCTTTGGTATTTGTCTGTAAGATATTTCTCATCGATCTTCTGACAGCCTGTTCGTCAGTGTGAAGAGCGAGTCTCTTGTTCTGAGGATGTATGTTAAAGTTATTATAAAAGTCGGTGAACACAGGATCACGCTGTGTTGTTTTCCTCGTTGTCAGTGCATCTATTCTGTCTGCCATATTACCCTACTACTTTATCTTATTTATAATGATTATATGATGGTTTCTAGTATCTCATAGTTTTCGATGTCGACATTTGCAACATCGTCAGAGAGAAGCCCAACCTGGCCAGTAAAGGCAAAGTTTTGATAATCTTCGTTGCTACCAATCGCATCTAATCCTGGACCAGCCGAACGAGTAAAATCATATCGTATCATTACAAATGTAGATTTATTCGTTTCAATATAAGAAAGAAGCTTGTTGTTGCCATCATACACAAAATCAGTCAAAATCATATCACAATCTTCGTACGAAACAACTGTTCCGACCTCAAACGTATCGTTGACTTCGTGTCTGAAAGGATACCAATCATCAACAACAACATCATGATCTGTTGCAAACACATAAACTGCACATAACAATAAATCATCAACACAATTTTGTTCGCATCGTACGAAAGTCGGCATATACCAATCGTCAATTTCAACCGTGGTGACTCCAGGTTCTGGCACAGTAAATCGTATTGCGATTGGTGGGCTTAGATCCCCATAAGAAACTGTTGGAACTGTCGGTTCGCTAACATCTGAAAAGAAATATCCATTTTCTGATACTGAATATTGATCTAACATGTTAGACTAATCCACTTCACACGGTTGCAGAAGCGGGCTGAGCCCATTTTGGCAGATTGTCTGGATTCGGTTCTAACCCGTACTTCGTTCTACGTATCTCGATGCAATTCGGAATGAATTTTAAGATCGCATCTGGAATACCAAATATCGGTTTTAAAATGATATTTAAAACCTGACAAATCGATACTTTGCCGCGACAGATGTCAATAATCAGTTTGATTGTGTCGAGGATTTTGCCTACGATTGGAAACTGCTGTAGAATCCAACCTGGAGCTTTGAGTATGATATCATGTATCTTGGCAATCAAATCTGTCTGAAAGAACTTCTTAATCTTTTCCATGGCGTCTTCGAACGCATCTTCAATTCGATGCCACAATTCTTCTTTTGAATGAATCGTTTCTTTCTTCTTACGTTCTTCGTTATCGAAACCAATTAAATTGCCTAAGGTTCCGAAGAGCGGGATCGGCAAGTTCAAGACAAAGTCTATGAGTTCTTGGAGTAACTTCTCTCCAAAGTCTTCGATAGCTTTACCTGATAAGACGTCTTCTTTTGCCTTCTTAATACGTTTCTTAAAATCTTCATACTTCAGTTTTAATTGCGCTTTAATAGGCTTCGTAGGATCGATGAATACTCCAATCTTTTCAATGATTGGACCAATAATAGGAATCTTAGTCAGTAAGCCGATCAATGCATTGATGCAGGCGGCAATAAAATCGCTCAGCAGTTCTTTCATCCATGCCAAAGCTTTCTGCCAAAATTCTTCGGCTTCATGCTCAGGACTCTTAATACCCAGAGTTCCGTCGTATTTGCCATCACCAAAAAACTTTCGAACCGATTCGATGTCTTCGGCAATTGCAGCTTTGATCTTGACTTTACCTTCCTTCGTAAACAAATCGTTGATTACTGGCTGATAACGAACAGGATTACCAGCTTCGTCGACGAGTGTTACAGCCGTAATGAATGGAATCGGGGTAGTAAGTGGATTTGGAATTCCAAGAATATCAACAATCTTGAGTAGTGCGTCGACGATCCTCTTCTGAAACCATACGTCGATCTCTTTTAAAAACTCGCGGACCTTATACTTCATCTCTTGTTCTTTTGACTTGATCTTCTTAAAGACGTCAGTCATCAGAATACCAGTAATATCATCGACTAGCTTTTCCATGTCTCGAATAGCTTCGATGAGTTCTTTGCCGCACTCGTCTTGAATAAACTTTGCTTGTAACTTCAGTTGGCTAATGATCTTTGCAATGCCTACGAAATAGTCTTCCATTTGACGGAAAGATATTTGCCCGTTAGGACCACATTCTAAATTAGGAACTTCAGGAACATAGACTATCGGTCTCATGCATTGATTCCAACAATTGCGGCTTGAATATCCACCGCGCCTGATTTTGATACCACCTGTACACTGCCATTATTAGCATAGATCCCTACATTGCCTTCGTTTGCAAAGATGTCGAGATCTGATTGAGCAGTGATAACAATCTTACCTTGGTTACATGTGATCTCAATATTCTTATCACCCTTCTCATCGCCGACATTAAAAATTGTCATGTTGCCTGAGGCTAATTGAATATGATCTTTTACTGACTTTGTCACGATGGTTCCATCTGGCAAGATCTCGAGATAAGATCCTGACTTATGATAAACTTGTACGCGCTCTGATCCAGGAGTATCATCTAGCTCTACTAAGTGACCGCTGCGAGTAGTCATGGTATTATTATAAGGATATCTCGCCTTGTACTTCGATTCTGGTTCAACGTAGAAACCATCATCAGTCTTAATTCGATTTTGAGTTTTTTCTTCTGGTTCACCTTGACCACGAGCATATGAAGATACGCTGTGATTGCCTTCTGGCGCATAGTTTAACACACCAAGAATATATGCCGACTGTTGATTTGGAAGCTTCATGCACATGACTCGAGATCCCTTTAAGAGACCAGTCGGACTTAATCCAATTCCAGAGACTCCGGCGCTCGTAGTTGGCATCATAACATATGACGGTAATAAATCTTCAGAATTCACTTGATTAGAGTGACCTAAAAGTTCTCTTACTAAAACTCTGCCAGTTTGTGGTTTATCAGCTTCTAAACCGAGATCTGTCGTCGGATCTTCTGCTACTATACCTTCAAAAAATCTTGGAACTTGCATTTATCATCCTCTAAACTGTGTGTGTTTTTGGCAATCCACCGATGCCATCTTTTACGAGCTCTAACCCCTGTGCATATTCTGCTTTTTCATTGAAAGTCAGCATATGACGGCATTTAGTTACAACATAATTACCTGTCGTGACAGCGCTATCTTCATTCACAGGATTTTCTTCTCCTCTTGTAAGGCCAGCCGCTTCGGGTAATTGACAGTGAATCACATCTCCAACAGTAATGGCTGAATCTCCATAAATAGTGATTTGCATAACCACTGTTAAAAAGTGACTCATGTAATAAGGCATATGATTAAACTTTTCGGCTCTCTCTGCATTTCCAACAGTCGGATCAAAAGGAATCGCTCGAGGAGCTCCTTCATTTCCATCTTCAGTTTTCTCAACCTGAGCTTTAAGATTTGTAGATGCAGATCCTTCGTTTAGTGTTTCAAATTGTAAATTTTTTGGATCAGCTTGAAAAGAAATGATGTCTCCAGTGACACTATTTTGTAGTTGACACGTCGATCTTCCACCTCCAATTAATCTTAAAATTCCTTCGTTGCCGCTTTGAATAATTTTAGTAGTTAAGATGTTTCTCCACTTTGCTCCGGTTACATTTAAGTTGGTTAAAGTAGATTGTGTAAAACACTTGTCGCCGATATTTTTTATGCCTTCTTTGATTAACGCTTCCATGCTTTTAAAAACAAATCCGTACTTGTTTTCAAAGAAGTAAAAACAATGGCCGTTAAATTCTTGAGACATTGCATGTTCTAATCTAATTTGATCAATACACTCGAATGGAGTCTTTTCAGTAAAGTTAAATGCATGCAACCCACGAGTTTTTTCTGCAAAGAAAGGTTTATTTGATTTCGTTAAGTTAAGATATGCTTTTACCATATTCTCGCACTCGATGTTTTTCCTAACAAGCGGTGTGTTTTTTATGGTCGAAGCTTTCCATGCTTCATATGTAACACACTCCACTTTATAAATTAGTGCTTTATCATCGGGAGAATTAAAAGTAACTGGTTTATTAATAACATAAAGTTCGTATCGAATAGACGATTTTGAATTATCTTCGTCTGTTGTAAAATCAATGATAATTTTCTTATCTGTAAAAACAAATTTATCTCCTGCGCCCTTCGCCTCATAGAATTCGAATTGTGCACGAACAGCAGGTTCGAGTATAGATTCATATATGTTTGCTTGTACACAGACAGGAGTCAAATCAACAGCCTTGCCGCAATCGACAGTTTTTGCTGTATTATCAATCATTAAGAACTCGTTAAGTTTAAACTGCCCGTCTCTAATTTGAGAAATCATATTACGAACTCAATTGTTGTATAAATTGTTTTTCTGTTTCAGCGAGATAAGAAGACTTGAGAACAAATATATTTCGCTTCAATTCGTTTCTTTCTTTCTCATCATCATATGCATTTACGGCATACCAATACTCTGTTTCTGCAGTAGAAATGTTTTGCTTTATCGGAGTAATTGTTTTTATTCCTTCTGCTTGATTGACTGCAAAAGTTCCGTTGACGTGCTTTACGGTTAAGCTATTATTTTCAAGATCAACATAGTCAACGGTCGCATAAGCACCAGTGCTCGTCTGAGACACTCGATCTCCGACTTGGAATTGTGTTGGAGAAGCAGTAAGAGTCAACGATAATATTTTGTTTGTGGATACTATCCAATCTTCTTTGATTCTTTCGTAGCCGATCACTGCACCAGTATTCGTAAGTTTTGGCTTCCAATACTTTTGAGTATTTGTAGTTTCATCGGCAAGGAGAGAATCGTATTGTTGAAGAGTAATAATTCTTTCATCTTCATGCCAGTTTAATCGATAGAAGAGAGTAATCGCTCGAGCATTCGAATTTGATCCATACTTTGTTTCAATATAATTCTTAAAATCTTCTGCTGATTTATAGTAATCGTAATAAGGATCAACGATGTTGTTCGTAAGATAGATCATCCAGTCAAATTTCGAAGATCCGTAATAGTTATAAGACAAAATGTCTGGCCTCTCGAAGCCTTCTTCAAGAGTAAACTGAAAGGTAGAATAGATTTCTTTTTTTGTTTTATCAGTAAAGTCGACGCGTGCCAAGATATTCTTGGCAACGTTTCCTCCATAGTCTACAACTGGAAATCGATCGAAATATCTTGCCATTATTAGGGTTTCTTTTCTTCTTTATTACTAAGCGCACCTTCTACGTAACCCGTAGTGTCAGCTATTGTTTTATCAATATTAAAATCAAGTCCTGCAGCATCAATGCCTTTTTGTATTTGCGTCTTGAAAGTTTCCCAAGTTTCGCTCAGACGATCTCCGCCTTCTCTGCCATAATCACGCGAAGTTTGAATCTGTGTTTCAATCATTGAAATTGAACATTCGATAAATGCCGGGTGGCTTGTGCCTTCAAAGAATGCAGGAATTCCTTGTGGAGAGTAATTGAGTTCAATCGATTGAATGAGACACGGGAAAAATTGAATTAATCCAGGTTCACCTTTCATAATTCTTAATTCTGGTTGACATAAGAAAGGATATGCGAGGGCCGCAGTTCCTAAGCTACTATATGATGGCAAAGCATATGCTTTCATTGCTTTCAACAGATTCATTAACTGTTGACTTTCTTCTGGATTACGAGGAGCAAAAGTCCATTCGAATCTGTGAGTACGGAGTGGAACGCCGCTAAATAAAGCTTGTATGTGAGGATTTGGAACAGCGCCAATCGCTTGAGCGCCGAGAGCTCCTACATCTCCTGTTGATTGAACCATCGCGCTAAAAGCAAGCGCGGCGACTGAATTTGTTATGGCTTGTGTTCGTTCTTTACCGCCTGGTGCTGTTACAAAGTTTTGCATCGCATCTGCAATTCCACCTTTCAGACCTGTGGCATTTGGAGCAACTTCAATATCAAAGCTTTCTCTTATTCCTTTCGGAAGAGGAAGAGCAAATGCTTGTACAAACTTAAGATCTCCTTTTGTATGAGGAGAAGGACGTTGGTATTGTTTAAACTTAAATGACATATAATAATTTTCACTGATGTGGTCAGGAAATTGCATCGTATCCAAACCATCAACAGTAATTTTATTCGAAGCTCTTTGAATAGCATCAACATATGTTTCGGCAAAAGCAGAAGCACCTATGATATTACCATTCTGTGGATTGAAATTGTTACGAATGTCGGCGCAAGATGCTCGTTTCATTTCGCTTGTAAATGTTTGGAAATACTTGTCTTCGAGGCCGGCAGTTAAAGAATCTCCGAATCTTGCAGAAAGTTTCGCTGC